TGAACATAAGTAAATTTACCTTCAGCATAACACCGAATCCAATCAAGATTCTTACCACCCAACAGCTGCTCGTAATATCCAACAGGTAAGTTATTTAAATTTTCTGCTTTATCATTTGTTTTCCACCACTTACCAGCTGCAAATACATAGCCTTGAGCTTCAGGCATTTCATCAGGTACATCCTTCGCCTCAAAAACTCCAGGCGGTTGGCGAAAAAATTTCCAGGCAAAACGACCTTTCGGTGGTTCTTTTTCCGATAATCTATAAATCCAATGGTCATCATCGCATGGGTTAGTATCAAGTATAACACCTCTCCAAGTAGGACCACCATCCTCCTTAACAGGATACCTGCCCACCCTATGAGTCAAACCATCCACTATTGATTTTGGTAACTCCCTCGCCTCGTTTATCCATCCTCCTGTAACTTCTAAAGATAATAACTTGCGGACATCCTTGGGTTGGTCTAAAGCTAAAAAAATTACTTCCAGGTCTATACCAGCTGCTCCTTCTCTACTCGGTAATTTTATATGATGTGTGATTGGTGGCGAATGGCGAACAGCTCCGTAGATATGTTCAGGAAACAATTCTAACCAAGTTTTTAAAGTTGTGGTTTTTAACATAGGATACGAGTTCCTAACAATAACAAACCGAGAATATTTTATGCCATCTCTTTTGCTTGGTTTTTGTTGTATAGCTCGTTTAAAAATTTCTGCACAACACGCATAGGATTTCCCAGAACCTACAGGACCAACCATGCCTCGGACAAAACTATCATCATTTAGAAATTTCCAGACAGTTGGTGATTTACTAAAATCAAGTTTGAGTCCTGGAATATTACTTGTCATTCTTTTTTTTTAATCTTTCTTTTTGTTCAATACATTTTTTTAAACGCATCTGTAAATAATGAACTTCCTTTTGTTTCTCATGTAACATTTTTTCAAGTGTCATACTATTATCCATCTTACTTAATTTTTTTTAAAGTCATCTCATCTTTTGTAGTTGCAAATAATTTTGATTTTAAAATAGGTTTGTTATCTACAAAAACTTTATAATTACAATGATGATGCCACCTGTTAAATTTCCAAGTAACTTTACATATATCTGGGTGCATATCCTCAATCATCTGTGATTTTTTTTTTGTTCCTTCGTTTTCATAAAATTCTTTTGTGTTTCCACCAGAAAGTTTTTGTGTAGACATTTTTCCTTGTAAAAAAATATTGGTTTGAAGAGTACAATAACCCATTTTTAATGCCCTTATACAAATGTCAGTATCTTCGTTGTACCTTCCTCTCCATCTTATGGGTAACTTGTTTTGTATTAATAAACAACTATATATCCTCGTATTAAATTTTATTGGTGGTCTGTATTCATGCCAATGTAAAAAATTTGCATAAGCAAAACCGCTTATAACAATATTTGAATATCGTAAAACAAAATCTTCTAAAATATAAAATGGGTCACCAGATAAACATTGTATTTTTTTATTATTATTAAATCTTTCAAACGACTCAATATTATCATCAAGAACCCAATGATAATCGTACCCCTTTTGGATAGAATGTTCCCAAGCAAAATTACGAGCTGGTCCTGGTCCTGTTCTAGGGTCAGAATCCTTCCAAAATTTGTCATATTTCTTTTTATATTTTTCTGGTAATATTAATAATTTTTTCTCCGTAAATTTTTTTTTATATTTATTATATTCATTTTTCTCAACTATAATTTTGTAATCCACATTCATCTTATCTAAAATTTTAGATGTAGGGTTATTTAAATACCTTCCTTTGCTTACTATATAAACAGGAAATCTAGGATGCTTATTACCTACATACGCATAGCTTGATGTTTTTTCTATTAAAGGATACCAAGATTGTTTTTCTTTTTCTGCTTGATTTCCATCAATACATTTATTACCATTGTAAATTAAATCTTTTACTTTTTCTTTAAAATCTTCATAATCGTCTTTGTTTCTAAACTTAAATTTCCAAGTAATTTCTGGTCCATCTAGTTCAGAGTTTTTATATTCTGGCATATTTTTCCAATGTTGTTCTATATCAGTTGGTATATCAAACAATGTATCTTGTTGTGAATTATTCATCGTTTCCCTCCTTTGTTGGTCCAACCATTTTAATATCAATAACCGCTGGTTTATCACCCTCAGTTTCGGTATCTAATAATCCAGCACTCTTGGCAAGTAATTGTAAGACACGCACCTTATCAACCATCTCAATATCAAGAGTACCATCTTTTAGTATCCTAATTCTCTTAATGGCTGATAATGCGTGTTCAGGTATATCCTTCACATCCTTGACCTTGGCTAAACCATTATCCCATGTAACAACATCCGAGATATTAGCTGTACCAATATTTATTAATTCACTAGCTAACGCATCACGATTTTTATAAATAACTTCACTACCCTTAATCTTTCTTTTGATTTGTCGGACACTAGCAAAGTTGTCAAGGCGAGGAAGGACTCTTTTAGTCATTAGAACTGAATATCATCTTCAAATTGATTATTCTGTCTAGGCTGTGGTGAAGGTGCTGATGTCGGACCATCTTTCGGTGGTAACAACATAACCTTCAAAATTAGACTTCCGTCTTTGCTTTTCGTCTGTATTGGTATAGAATTAAATATAACATCCCACCCTCCAAACTTATTCTGAAAAGCCTTACCGACACTATGCCAATAAGTTTTACCATCTTTACCATCTATAGGTACGACAGCATTTAATCTATCAACCATAAAAACTCCTTTGTAAAAGTTGAAAAATATTTTTGTGGCATCCCCCCTATACGCATAGACCCCCTCCCCCCCTAGGTACGCCACTTGGCACTTCGCCTTTTTTATTTTTGCGAGGTAGGATTACTGCGTATTCTTTGCTTTGCATTTCTAGACTTGACTCTAGGTTTGCTAAATTAATCAAACTTCAATCTCCTTTTTGGTCGCATTGCTTTTGCCAAGTCCTTCATAACTTCTGTAACTGTGGTAGGTTCTGGCTTTAAACAAGCTAGTATGTATGATATAGGAAACACAGGTGGTTTCTTTTTCTTTCTCAGTATATTCTCAATCTTAGTTAGTAGTGCTGATGTTGCATCCTGATGTTTAATGAGTTCTGTCATCTGCCTCCAATCTCTCCTATCTGGTTGGAATGTTGTCTGGTAGATTTTTAAATGGATGTTCTGGAACTTCTTCATCATTTCCATTTCATTTAATTTATTCTCTTTAATAGTATTTCTATTATTATTATTTAAGTCTAGTTCATTGAGTCTAGTTTTAGTTGCGGTAGGCTCAACTTTTGTGTTGAGCTGAGAACAACTACTTGCTGTTTTCTTATCTGGTTTCATAGCAACTCGTATTGTATCGTTCTGTTCTATTTGTTGCAACTCCTCATCGTTAATTAATGCTCTGGAATGTACTTCCTTATCGTTCATTAATGGGTCATAGAGTACTCTATAAACACTTGATTTATGTTTTACATTCTTATATAGCGGAGAACCTTTTCTGAGTCGTTTAATATAACCCCATTCAATTAGAGATTTTATAGCTCTGGATACACTTGATTTATCTCTCATGACTTGATTGCCAATGTATTGATATGTTGGAAAGCAGACTCCTGTATAATTATTTGCACAACTGCATAACACAGATAATATTAGGTATTTAATTGGTGACTTGGCGATGCGTTTATCATTCAAAGCTCTTCTTGGTACAACAGTAAATGGTCCTCCAGAATATACACTCTGTATATTATTCTTACCATTATCCAGAATTTTCTTCCGTATTTTGTCCTTGTAGTCTGTATCCATTCTTAACAAATTGTTCATTGCACTTTAGTTCTAATGTTATTCCGTTTCCTGTCACAACAAAAGGTTCATCACTCCAGAATATCTTATTACACCAATCACATTTAATCCTATGTGGTCCGCTGTTCTTCTTCATTTTTCATGGATAGTCTGACATGACAATCAATATGCTCGTTAATTAATGCCTGAAGAACATTCGCATAGGTCAAGTTAGTCAGTTCCTTTTTTATATACATTCGCTGTATATCACCTAGTTTCATATCATTATTCAGACAGAATAAAAGAAATTCTATAGCTTCCTTTGCGAGTAATCTATGCGTTTCACTATTTCTGTTCAGTATCACTTGGTATATCCCCATCTACATATTCTACCTCTTGACGATTATCTATCTCCTCATGAGCTTCTATTTCCTTTTTAAGCATATCCTGGTAGCGACATAGATACCACATTGCCTTGCGTAAATCTCTATCCTCCTCTTTTTTGCGTGAGAGTGGGTCAAGATGTTTATGTTTGTAGGAAAATCTATAAGTGTATTTGTAATGTGAACCCAGAAGGTAAGCCTTGAATCCTTCATAGCCAAGTCTATCTCGTATGTAATCTATGCACTCAATAGTTCCTTGTTTGTAATGGTCAGGATTAATTAATTCTATGTTGTATTTAGGTTCAGCCATTATACCTCCTTTATCGTTATATCATAAATAGCTTCGGTTAGTTTTTTTTTTACTCTATACACAGAAGTTTTTACTCCCTTTACATCCTCAATAATCTTATTACCATTTTCGTAGTACATAAAATCAGCAATGTATGTGCATATCTTTTTCCCACAAACTTCAATAGGAAACTTTGGTTGTAATATTAAATCACTAATTCTTTTTTGTTCTCTTAAAAATTTCAATTCTTTGTATCGCATAGCCTCTTTCTTTGAGGCAAAGGTAATACCATCAACCTCAGTTCTAATCGCTTTGTATTTTGTCATCGTTCACTCGGTCCTTATATCGCCTTCCAGCATATAATAAATTTAAATGTTCCTCCCATTTAAGGCATACCCATCCGTAATAACCTTTTGGTTTATGATGTCTGGCTATCCAATCGTCAACTAATTCCTGTGCGTTTTTACAAGTATTAGTATCACCTACATAATAATGATTAGCTGGTGGAGGGTAGTTAGAAAAAACCATAATCCAAATTGCAAATTTAACAAACACTAGAAACCAAACAATCTTCTGAATGCACCTTGGTCCTGTAAACCCTCCTCACAATAATGTTCAACAAGTCTACCCATAGGAACTCTTTTATTTTTAGATTCTTTCTTTAATCTGTCGTAAACTTTCTCATCAATTCTAATAAATA